GGCGCTGAGCGAATCTTCCGGTATCTCTACTTCTTGTTGCGTTTCTCCTAAGAAATTTTCGTCTTCTGCCTCTAGGCCGCTACCTTCAATAGCTGCTTCAAAATCTTCTCTCATGCTCATGGGGTTTACCTCTAATATCCTAGTCCGTTGTCATACATAGCTTTCTTAATGGCCTCTACACGTTCAGCTTTTGCTTCTCGGGTTGAGCCTTGCTGGTCTGCGTACTTTTCTTTGCCGCGTTTCTCAAAATAGTTTTCGCCGTAGTCGGCAACATTCGTAACGCCGTGTCTCTTGTTATGTTCTCTAAGTTTTCCGCGATCATCAATAACAGAGCCGTCAACAGGACTGACAAAAGCATTAAGGCTACCGTGCACGGCAGGAGCACACGGGCCACTATCGCTAGGGTGGTGTGCGCTTTTTTCGATAAGTTTTTGGCTAACAGTGTCGAAAATCCATGAGCCACGTTGAGCTTTTTCTGCACCAAAGACAGCTTCATAGTTATTTTGGTATTCATCACCCATCACGCGCCCCCTTTAGGCTTCGTTGGGGTTGGCTTCGACTTGGCCTCTTTGATCTTGGCCTTGGCGCTTTCCCCTATTTCGTTGATCTTATTCGCTGACTTCTGCGACTCTTTAGCCATGTCAAGCTGTGCAGACACGACGTTTTTCTGTGTCTCTGTCTGCGCTGTGACAGCGGCTTGCTGGGCGTTGGCTTCTGATTGCGCCTGCTCCACAGCGATGTCGGCGGTCATTTTGGCCTGTATCTCGGCCAGCGTTGCCATGAGTTCAGCTTCAATTTCTGCCTTCTTCGCTTCTGAGTTAGCGATAGCTGTCTGAATATCTGCCTCTCTGTCGAAGTCGCGTACCTGCATATCCGCTTGCGCTTTCATTTGAATGCTTGCTTGCTGGCCTTGCTGCTTGAGTTGTTCAAGCTGTTGCGCGGCCTGCATCTTCATCTGCTCTAGCTGCTGCTGCATTTGCGCGGCTTGTTGAGCGGGGTCAGGTTTGGGGTTGGCGGCTTCCTGCTTCGCGGCTTCTTCACTGGCTGAAATTGCCTTGTCAATAACACCTTCGATCTCTGAGGCACCTTTGAATCCTGCCAATCCCCACTGTAATAGCTGTAGTAAAAACGGCTTCGCGGCGGGGTCGGCTTCAATGAGGGGCGAGGCAGATTGCATGAAGGTAGATAGCGCATTAATATATTCTGTACGCTCGTTTTTAAGCTGGGCATAGTCCACCATCGCTACTGATTCTGGTCTAATGTCTACACGCAGTCGAGCGTCAGCGGGTCGCTTTATCAACTCGACGGCGGGTACTAGCAGATCTTGATCGGCACTGAACTCCATGCTTGATTTTTTGACGATTGTTTCAGGTGAGAAATGTCTTGAGATTACTTCGGCTTTTAGCTGCATGAGGTCAGAAGCAAACCGAGCGAACTGATCTTGCAATGCCTGTACACGGATTGAGCCAAACTTCGCTTTCATTTCAGATTGGCCCACACCTTCGTAAGCTGAGTCGAGACCACCACGCATCACGTCTGACATACCTGTTACTTGCTGCAACAAGCTAATGTTCATGTCTCGTAGCTGGATAAGCTGTTGCAGCGCGTTCACGATGTCTGACAAGGGCACCCACTCAATCGTGCCTTTTAGACCCCCTTTTTCGCTAAATAAAGCCCAGTTATCCACGGGTATAAGATCGTTGTCCATACCGGACTTAAACATGGTGCCTACTTCTGACGCCGCCGCGTCATAGACGCCGACCACCCGCACGGCTTCTGTGATGATAGAGATACGTTCCTGTAGCTTGTCGATTTCGTTATAGAGGTCTTGGGCGAGGGTAAAATCTGGCGTAGGGGCGTATAACGTGGTCGTCGGGTTCGCCATAAAGAACGGCGGTATTGGGAAGAAACCAGACAGTTGTAGGGGGTCGTCTTTAGTCTCCAACGTCTTTTGGTACCCGAAAGCCATGTACACGACTTTGCGTGTCGTCTTGTCCCAGATTTCCCAAATCTCGCCTTTCATCCAAGGGCCGTCCATGTCAGCGTCACGTGCGCTTTCATCGCCGCTGGTCATTTTCTGTTTCTTGAGCGGAATATTCTCTGCCGCGTGTTTGCTAAATCGCTCGGCTATCTCATCTTTGGTTAGGTAGTTTCTGAACGCTATCCATCGAACTTCCGTGAAGTTTCGCGCCCACGACCACAGAATGTCACCCCAATAGAAATAATCTATCGGTGCGTCTTCTGAGATTATTTCCTCACCGTTCGGGCCTTCTGTCGATTCTACTTCGTAGCGTACACGCCCTGTACCTAATCCACTTAATAATCTGTCTTGGAGCGTTGAGCGGAACACCGCGTCAATCTCACCGCCATTGTCGGCAACGTCGAGGTTCAAGAGCCGTTCCATCATGGTTGCAGCTACACGCCCCACGTCGTCATTAGGGTCGTTATAGCGACGGCTCACGTCTATCTTGGGTGTATTACCATAGAGCATTGAGGCAAGCGTGGACACGTTAGTATGAAACAGGTTTAAGTCGAAGCTATCAGCTTGCGGAGAATCTGCGCTATTCGAGCGTTTACCTACGAATCTATTAACGATCTTGTCTGACTGTTTGTGCCACTTCTTTAGCATCAACTTAGAGGCGTTAAGTTCCTCGGAGTAGTAAGCGTACTGCCCTCTTGGTGTCTTCTCGTAATCGTCTTTTGACTCTATCGTTGCGCCTGTAGCTTGACTCATGGTTTTTTAACCTTCTGTTTCATGCCTCGGCGTCTTCTGAGCGCTGCGGCTTTGCAGTTATCGTGACAGTACTTACTACGTTCAGGATAGTAAGTCTCATATTCTTTCGTGTGCACACTATCAAACTTTACACACGCATTTTTACTATTCTATGCGGTTGGCTATTCGCTCTATCCGCGTACAGTTTGTCTAAGTTGTAGCTTGGATATGGGTCAGCGGCTAGTGATTCATGCGGCTCTGGCGCTTTCAATCTTTTCTTATTTGCGACTATCGCAAGGTATCTGCACGAATCTGCAAAATCTGATTCCCACGAGTGCAACGGCGTGTCCATAAACGACTGGTTAAGCTCGTTATACTTACGACGATAGGTGCGTAGGGCATCAACGAGGACATCGCATTTTTCTGAGTTAAACCAAGTATAAGGTAAAATGAGTCGTGTTGCTTCTATGCCATCCTGAACGCTGAGACGTGGCACAATATCTAACTTAACGTCAGTGCCTCTGTAATGATCTATGAACTGGTCAGCGGTCGATTTGTTGGTGGCGAGCGTCATGGCTCTAGCGTCATGCGGTAGCCAGATGGTGTCGTATTCGTAAGGCTTGTTGTCGAGCAATTCAAAGTAGTAGTCGAGGCCAACGCCGTAGCCAGCTTCGCAGTCAATAACCGCAATACCGTCGGGGCGCTCTTGGAAGAAGGTCAGGACTGTACTGTCGGAGCGTCCAAGGTCGGCGGCGACGGTAACAGGGAAATTAGGGTCGTATTTAACCTTGTCATGAATGTGCCCCTCTTTGTCGATCTTGTTTATTAGTGTCGTGTAGTAGGTACCAAGTAGCGCCGCGTTAGGGTCGCACTCAAATTCTTGGTTGAACTGGGCCTCACTCATCTGTGAGCGTAAGCCTTCGAGTTCTTCATCATCAACGATGCCTGACTCGGTGGCTTTTAGGAGTAGATCAAACCAGCGCTCGTCCTTTAGGGCTTTTTGGTAAAACTGCCATAGCTGATTTCTAGCGCCTTTGACTGTACCCATTAACACGGCCCAACCCTTACGGTCTGCCAGTGTGGGTAAGATTACTTCCGTCCAGAGAGAGGGGCGACAATCGGCAAACTCGTCAACCACCACGCCATCGAGGTAGATACCCCGCATAGCGTCGGGGTTGTCTGAGCCGTAGAGGGTTATTCTGGCTCCATTAGGCATTTCCACAGAGAGGTCGCTTTCTCTTACTTCACACGCGACGCCTTCTGTTGCTTCACGCAGGTACACCCAAGCTATTTGCTTTGCTTGCTGTCTAAACGGAGCGATATAGGCGAATCTAGCGTTTTTCTTTTGCGTGTACAGGCCGCGGATAACTAGCTCGTTTACTGCAGCAACGGTCTTGCCTGCTCTACGGTGGCAAATGAGCGTGGCCCATCGTTCCTTGCGCTGATGGAACGGCAGAAACGCTAGCCTCGGTATGTAGGACAGTTTGAACTCTTTAGCTAGCTGCCGCTTGGTATTCGCCATAAGCGGCCTATGGACTCAGTATGTAAGGTGGGTCGATAGACCCGACCAGTTCATAGTGTATGATGGTGACGCCTGTTATCGCGCCACCGCCTGTAATG